TTACCAGACATAATCGGGTAGTGTAGCGTCTGGGAGTAGAAACCGGCGGAACGCGCAAGCTCAACGTCATACCAGACTTTTTCCCGCACGTTGAAGATGATCGCGTGGGAGCATTCTGTCGCGTCGCCGCGAGGATAGAACCACCAAATTTCACCGAAACGAGGAACCTTCGTTGCCCAAATCTTTTGACGATACGCGTAGTTGAGGTTGTCAAAAAAGTAGTTCTGGTTCATGTTGTTTGGTAGCTCTTGAACCGCCGAGCTAAACATCATGAATCGATCCACGCCAATCCAGAAATACGCGCCGTCGTATTCGATAACGGAGTTCTGAGCGAGGATACTGGATTGTGCGGAGAGTGTGGAGAAGCGGAAGATCGCGCTACCGCCGATGTACTCCATGCGGATAACCGAATCCAGTGACCAGAGAATGGCCGATGGACCCGCCCCAGAACGTAGCGGTAACCCCTTGACCACTTTACTGCCCGTGACACGCGCAGAACCGGCGTCTCCGGGCACAGCCGATGTGCTCCACACCTGAGGTTGGTTAGCGTCGCTCCAACCCACGAAACCGTCAGAGCCGTGAACAATCGTGTAAGGGGCGGAGGCGAACACTCCACCAGAAACAGCGGGGCAGTCAGTCAGTGAAACAAACGCCGTTGCGCCGTCTGCCGTTGCCCAGTAGGGCTTGGTTGCGGTATCGTCGTCGATATTGTTAGCGGAAGAACTTGCATGCGCCACAACGATAGTTGCCGCTGATCCCACTGCCGCGTCGTACTGCGTGTCTGCCGTCCACATGCAGTTAGCCGGGGCGGAGAATGCAGCGGGGGTGCGGTCGGTAATTGAGTTGCCGATACCGTTGTTATCCACAAGCATCATCTCAGCTTTGGCTGGAGAGAACGCAAAAACAGCGTTCAAGTCTTGCCTTGACCACACAAGAATCTTACTTGGAATGCCGTTCAAACCGTTTAGAATGCGGCGAAACCCCTGCATCTTCTTTGGGCGACCGCGCTGAAAGCGCACCCAAGTTCCATCGGAATAGAAATTGCCATCGACAGTTGTCCCATCCCGCCGTATTCCGGGCTGAGTTCCAATTGTGAATACGGTGTTTTCAGCCATTCGTTTTAGAAATGAGGGTTTTCATAATTATAGCTTAAAACTATTGGGAGGCGTTTAACTAAAGCTCATACCAATGGAAGTTGATATTACACAGGTTTGTGTTAGTCCCTGAAGTAACTCTGAACAGGTATTTAGTGTCCGGCTTTAATATCCACTCATTTCCAAAACTTGCATCCGTTGCGCCTTTTGATTGATTGGTTGAAGATCCACCGATGTAGATAGAAATCTGTGTGCCGTCAGTCGTACCTCCGCTGGTTCCCTTTTTAATTGTAGTTGTTGCAGCCGTTCCTGAATTTCGATTGTTATTGAATACAGTCTGAGAAGTTGTGCCGGTCTTATCTGAAGACTCATAAAAGTAAAATGATGTTATTGCGCTTCCGTCGCCATGTATGATCAAGTGTGTATATTTGCCAGCCGCTGTGGTAAGTAAATAGTCTTGTGAAACCGTATTGTCTAGCGTGACAGAATCATAGTAAGTAAAAGACACGCCCGCATGAATCATTGCATGTGAAGCCTCTATAATCTTCACAAACCCTGTATATGTGTCAGTGGGGGAAGAAATAGACACAGGAACAGCCGTAGCGCGTAACTGAGTATCAGTAAGCGGCCCAGAGACAGGGACGGCTGTTGCGCGCAGTTGCGTGTCTGTTAATGGACCAGTTACTGGTAGCGGGTTGGGAATCGGAACGTAACTCATATTAAAATCCAACCTCCTGTGATTGCTTTAAAGCGTAGTGACATACCCTGAACGTTCATTAGCACTGACGTGTTACCGTAAATCAAGTCCGTGCCACTCAGCTGCACGGTTACATTCCCTGCGCCAGTCATGACTATCTGAAACTCCCTGCCGTTGTTGGCTATAGGAAGCGTTACCGTTGCTAACGCCGAGACCTCAACAATGTCGTCATCGCGTAGAATAGATTGTGACGTTGAAACAACCCGCGTTCTCGTTACAAGCTGAAGCCCGTGAATAGTGTCCTGTCGCGGAGTTCGATCTGACTGGTGGTAGTGAAGGTGGCAGTCACCTCCATTTACCAAGTCATCTTGTAGTTCTTCTTTCACTTACCGGCCAACATCTCTGATTTACGTTGAGAGCCGTGGGAACTACCGAACCAGAATCCAAGCACCATCATCAACGCGGCGTCCATCGTACCGAGCACGCGTCCAAGAATAATTGGGTCGGCTCCTGCTGGAACTTGGTTGAAAAGGAGAGCACCTTCAGCAAGTAGCGTCAGAGTCACCACGATCCAAGTCAGGATGCTGGGTGTTAGTGAGTTCGTCGCCATCTGCATATCGCGGGCTGACTTGGTATCTTGAAACTCAAGCTCCGCGTATTTGAACCCACGCTCGGCCTCGTTTTCTTGGTACTGCAATTCTAGTTTCTTGATTTCCGCGACCATCTCGGAAGTCAATTGCTGATTCTTGAACGCCGTAGCGATCTTGTCTTGGGTAGGCTCATCGACCCCTATGATGTTACCAAGGGCTTGAACAGCGATGCCTCCAAGTGGTCCAAGTAGCGCCGAAGCAACCGTAGGGGCAAGACCTTTTAGTATGTCTTTGAAGTCCATTATGTGTCCTTAAGGTAGAAATACGTGCTTGCCGGATTTAGGCGGCTTGATCGACCAGTGGCTCCACCCCTTCGTGGCTGACGGATGCTCAATGTAAACACCTGGCTCGATCAGCAAGGTTTGGTGCGAAAATAAATAGTCATCGATGGTGTTTGATGGGTCGTAGATGTCAACCGCAAGACCCAATTTGTGGGCGCTGTTAGGTGCGCCGATGGTGCAATCCTTGGGTCGGTAACCTCCGAATGACACACCGCTAATCAGTGATTTCGTCGTCGGGTTGTATGGAAACGTAAGACCAACCGCGATCAACGTGTTGTGAAGCATCTCGACCGCGTAAAGCAACTTAACGGCGTTCTGCTGATGCTCGTCAGGTGCTTCTTTTAGAAACTTACCGAAGTAATCTTGAAGGGTGATCATTGTACTATAGCCTTGACGATTAGAAACCCCAGCCCTGTTCCCATGACGCCCCACAACAACCACGCCATCTTAGCCATACCTTCTGTGCGATCTCTAAATGCAGCAAGGTCGCGTGTAAGTTTTTCCAGCTCCTCCATCTTGGTAAAGGCTCTGTTGATAGCACTAGACGCATTCTGGTGATTGACTTCTAGAACGGCGATCTTGCTTATCTGCGACAGGATCAAATCGAGCTTTGCATCAAAGCGATTCTCCATTAGCTCAAGGGTCTTGATAATGGCATCATCCCTTTTTTCTAATGACTCAATACGATTTACTTGCTGACAACGGTGGTCTGATTCAGTCATTTGATATGTTTACCGGAGGGGTCATAGGGATCAAGCAAACTGGCAGCGACCCAACGGGCTACTGAGCCACGCCAGTCGTCGTTACGGACAAGCCGGTTGAGTCGCTGACTGAATGTCCACTCTTTCGGCTTGGGGAAGTCCCAAAGCAGGACAGCAAAGACGGTGAAGTTGAGCAGGACATCTAATATCAACGCTATGACAATCAGCGGGAAGGCAAGTATCCACGCCGTCAATGTCGTCAGATTCTGCTCTTTCGCCCGCAGCATCGCCATCGTGAAAACATAGAGAGGCCACAGTGCATACACGCATAGCAGAAAAATAATTGACTCAATCATAGACCGTCGAAAAAGCGATATGCGTCAAACTTGGAGGGATTCATTTCAGTGCCACCCGCAACTGACGCCCATTCTACTCCGGTTGCCGCCGCGTTCATACGCAAAACGTACAACGCTGTTCCCTTGGCCAACCACGTTGGTAGGGCTGCTGCACCACCGCCGACAAGCAGTTCTGCAACGCCGCCGTTGGCAAGAGTTTGTTGAGTCCCATCTGCAGTAGTTCCTGTTGCGATCAGAGCGTAAGCGGTTGTTCCTGTCTGTCGTCCGGTGCCGCCTTGTGTAACGTCTAGGTGGGAAATAAACGTTGGAGCACCAACTCCGCCTGAGATAACAACATCACCAACTGTTCCAGCCGCTGAGAACCCTGTTACATCGGTCGCTGATTGATAAACAATTGCCCCGGCAACACCGCCCGCCAAAGAGGTCGCGGCCACGGCAGTTGTCTGAGCCTGAACAACGTCTGTTCCGTCGCAGTACAGAATACTACGCGAGTTAGGAATCGTGGTTACTGAAGCACCTGCCGCTGTTTTAACGGTCAAGGTGTTTGACCCAGAGTACGTGTTCTGCGTGTAATAAACAGCAACGACGTTCGGGACAATGATCGTGATATTGCTTGTCGGAGCGCCTGTAAATTGCAGCAGCTTGTTGCTGGCCTCTGCCGAAGTAAGGGTGAAAGTTCCGCCAGCCGTTACACTTTTTACCAACTTGGTAAATTGGAATTGTGTTGAACGCCCGTATCCTAGCGAGTACCAAGTGGAACCTGAGCAGACAATAAACGCCGATTCGTTTGGTGACAAAGTTAGCGTTGTCTCAGAGTCAATCGTCTCCCCAGACTGAGGGGTCACCGTTACAGAACCTGTACCGCTGTTACGAACGCTGACATAGAAATCCGCAGCGGCAGTAGCAACCAATGGGAGCGTCATCGAAACTGTACCCGACGTCACCACAAACAACGTTGCTCGGTCTGTAACATCCACCGTCCAGTTAGACGACTTCTCAGAGACCAGAATCTTTGTTGATAGTGTTGTGCTTGTGGCTTTTGTACCGTAACCGGCCAGCGCCGAGGCGTCCGCCGTGGAAGACCCAACGCCGTAAGTGAGGCTCGCCCAAGTACCTGCGGCAGTTGAGTTATCGGTAATGTAGATCAGCTTTGCTACACCTGTGGCGATTGTCGTTATCGTACCGCCGGTGCTGTCCTTAACCGTAAAGGTGTCAGCGCCCATGTTACGCATCAGCGTCGGTGAGCCTGTAGACACCGCGTTTGCGGCTGGCATAGTCAGCGACCACGAGCTAGCGGCAGAAGGCGTCACCTCCATCAACTCAGCAATCAAGTTTGCGCCTGTGGCGAGCTGTGGCCATTCGAACGTCGTGTCAGCAGAAAGCGTTACCGCCGCATACGAATACTCTGACGGAGGTATTGTGTCTGACCCAAAAACTGCGGTGAATGTTGTCATTCTGAAGTTCCTTTGGCTGCGGCTCTATCTGTTGTTCGTCGCTGACTTTCGATACCCATCCCTTGTAGCGCTCTGTCGTACAACGCCTGAAACTCTTGCGTGCGCTCTGGGCGCTTCAAGAACGGCTGCGCTTCGAGCAAGCATGCGTAAAGGATTAGTTGCGGAGCGTATTGCGTTGTCCAGTTAGTCTGGTTTGTTGAGCTCAACGGCGCTGGGCGCTCGTAGTACGCCATTTCCATAGGATACGACGCAGCGGGAGTTGGTACCACCAAGACGTGCTCGTATTCATAGTCAGCGTAATAACGCGGGGTGCCCGTGGTAGAGGGGTTCGGGCAGAACGTCCGACAGTAGTCGTAGTCGCGTTTCTGAAGGAACACGCGCTCGGAATTAACCGTGACGTTCAACGAAATAGTCTCGCGCCACCGTTCTGGTTTGGGGAACGTATTCGCCGCGTTGTTGAAAGTGACGTACTTCTGAAAACCCAACCCACGCACCTCGGAGGCAAGACGATTTTCTGCCATCATTATCATGCGAGGACGCTGCGATAAAAAAGGCTCGTCTGATCTTTCGCAATAAACTTGCAAGTCATCCATTAACGAATCATACGTCATTCCAGCCGCAGCGGTCATGGTTTAAATCCTTTGGGCGCGTAGTGCGGCTATTATAGCATCAAAATCATAAAACCTCTTGTAGCCGGGGCTGAACGCTGGGTCATTCTCATCAAGCAACTGAGCTTCGGTAATTCCCTGCGCAGCAGCTTCCTTGAGAGTCACCATCCGATGCATGTCGCGTGTGATACGCGGTAGCAGTTGCTGTCGTTCCAACGCATCGATCTGAGCGTCGAGAGCGGAGTTAGTCTCGGCCTTAATTTCTTCTGCCGACTTTTCAATATATAGGAACGTCTCTGTAACTGTGCCATCGCCCACCGAAAATACAGTGCCCTGCGCTTTCTGCGTTGGAGTGGCCTCATTTCTTGCTGGAATAAACTCATAGAAACCTAACTCCTTATCAACTTTTGCAGGCCGCAGGAACCCATCCTCAGTGCGGATGTACGGCTCATTCGTTGTATGCAGAAACTGCCCGTCTTTTACTATTGCGATTGTCATGTTTTATCTCCCTGTTGCGTATTTGATGGACGTATCGGCTATGGCATAAAAGATGTGAGTATTTCCAGACCCATTGGTGTTTGAATTCACGTTACGAATCTTGAACCCGTTAGAAGTCTCATCTAAATCTGCTCCCGCTGAAGTTGACTCTGCCGAGGCATCATTGGGAAATACTGTGACGTTATCCACGTTATAAGTAGCTCTAGCGGTGTCATGCAGCACCCAGTTACCAATTGCACTTGCGTTCTTTATCAGCACCCAACGAGGCTTAAATCCACAATACACAAACGTACCGTCAGTGCTAGCATTTCCAACGTAGCTCCCGATCTTGCTGAACCCTTCGACTTCGGCGAAGCAGTAAAATACTGCTCCTCCAGCGTGGTTAATTGAGCCATCCGTACCTACAGAGAAAACTGAAGTTGTTGGTGCAGTGTCGTTCCAAACTGTGCTATTTGTAGTTTGTGCATCTGTAGTGTTGATTGCAAGAAACTTAGTTGCTCCAATTCCAGAGTGGTATACCCGCCAGTTAGCGCCTGCGTTGGTCAAAGCATGCGCGAAGATAAACTTCGGAGCAACGCCTAATCCATGAGTTATTGTTCCCGCAGTACCATTGCCGGTAGCCTTAACGATCGATATCCCGGCGGAAGTATTTGCGGAATAGGTAACTGATGATAATCCTCCTGTACCTGTACCAGATACCGCTACACCACCCCCCTTAAACATCCAGTCGATATAGGTAGCAGTGTTGGTGTTCATCTGAGCCAGAGCACCCGCAGTGAATCCATCGCTGTTAAATGCAGTCAAGCCAGTTGTTTCAGTAGATTCGGCACTGGTGGTGTTAGATTCCAGTTGCTTCTGAACCCCGCGAACAGAGTCATAGATCGCATGATCCGTCGCGCCAGATCGCCCTTTAGTCCAAACTAAATCGGGTTGGAATAGTTCTCCAGATACCGTTGCAGTTCCCCCATTCCCAGTCCTCGTCTTAGCGTTGAAATGCAACGCACCTTTTAGGATTGCCGGTGTCGGGAGGTTGGCTGTGCAGAGTGCTGAGAATCCTGTGGGCGGTGTGTAGAGAAACCCATTTGCCCCAAAGTTAAATAAGAACTCTCCTCGACTATCCCCATCTGCGGCGGGAAATATTGGACCCGTTAGACCGCTAAACGCCTCCCCTGTTCCAGCAACAGGATCACCTCCCGCAGAACCTCCCCATGTGCCATTCTTCAGTCTCCACCAGACCTTGCCTATGTCCATATCCAAGGCACAACAAACTACCTCGCCAGTTAATGCGCTTGTTCCTATATAGGCAACACCAAACCCACCACCTGAGTTATTTGTGATCTTTGCACAGGAATAACCAAGGAGTACTGCCCACCCGTTAGCATCGGTTCCTACATAGGTTGTTTTATCGACATTGGCTTTTGCAATTCCAAAAAGTCCCCCAGTCATAGTTCCAGTAAATTTACCTTCGAAATACCATTTACCGGATGACACCCCAATAGTAGATAAAGCCACCCTGTTGCTAGATGAGGCATTGATCGCAAGATTCCCCTTGCTTATTGTTATTGTTGAGTGCTTATCGAGTGTGTTTGCAACACAATAACTATTCGTCGGTGTGTCGGTGTATTGATTCGCACTGGATATTCCACCGTTGGTTGTCCAGTTGTTCCCGTTACCAGAACTGTCAGTGCCCAGTGCAGCACTATTACTAAAGTTCAGTTTGAAACCGTTGTTACCGTAGGTTCCTGTGTAGGTCTTATTGACCCATTGGCCTGTGTCTGCGGAGGTGCGACCGAAATTACTAGCCGCTAATGCTTGACCATCAACGAATATAGTATTTGAATCATACCAGTCGCCGTAATTTCCAACACCTATTGTTGATGATCTCGACCCTATGGCATGAGCAACAGCGCTGTTTATATAAGTGTCTGCTGATGTTATTGCAG